GTTTTACGACCTAAAGCATAAGCTGCATTATTTGCAATTACACTTCTTTCGTCAATATTGGTTTTAAGCTCATCTAGTTTGTCAACATAATCTGAAGCATAATAGTCAGCCAAAGTCGCAGTTACATTAGTATGACTAATGTTCATTGCTACAACTTCTGAATGACGAGCTTTAGTGGTAGCTTCTCCAGTTCCAACTTTTTGAAACTTTACAGATTCTCCACTTACTCCATTTACAGTACGCACTAGGTTCTTAAGCTTACTACCTTGTCTTTGATATGCCATATGTACTTCAGCCTCAAACTGAGTAATAAAGGCATTTGTGATAGTAGCAGACATTTTTACCTCCGTGTTTGCTTATTAACTAGATTATCTTTTAGAAGCTTAAATAAGTTATCTCGTAGAGGCCTACTGTCATCTTTAAGGTCTATTATATCTTCATCTCATATTTTTTAGAATTTTTCAACTCACATATATCAATTATGTTTTCATGTGGAATAACACAAGTATCACCAATATCAGTATCGTTGTAAGTCATGTAGACAATAACAACATCTTTATTACTTTCTAATAAGTAACCTTCGGAATAATTTATAGCTGGTTTAAGTTTTATAGCTTCAATAGGATCAAGCCATTCAGCAAAAGATTGCGCATCTCTCCAAGTTATTTTAACTCGCTTTCTGTTCTTTTCTGCTGTACTTTTCATACATATCAGTAACTTTTTTAACATAAGCTGGATCTCTTTCTCCATCTTTCCAATATCTAACATCTTTCATCATAGATCGTAAATCATCTGGACTAGGAGCTGCTTCAATAGCAGTTTGAATATTTGGAATTGGAGCATCTTTATTTAAAGCCATTAATTCCTCTATAGCTTTTACACCATTAGCAGTTGAGGCTAAACTAGATAATGTATTATAAGTATCTTCTGATAAATTTTTTTTAGACCATAGGTCGGCAGCTTCTATTCTTGTTGATGCGTTTTCTCCTAATAATCCTTTTTCATTATCAACATTAGGCAATCCTTGTATTTCATTATTAACAAAAGCTTCTACCCCTTGATTAAATTCATCTTGGCTCATACCTTTTTCTCTAGCTGTTTGTTTCCACCATTGTAATAAAGGCATTTCAGCATCTACATCAATATTAACATTCTCTGGTAATTCTGGTAAAGATATTTCATAATCTTCTGGAACAGAAGCTTTTGATTCATTTTTTATATCTTCTCTTATTTGAGCTGATAAATCTTCCGTTCTTGAACCTAATTTTTTTTCTAAAGCTTTATAAGATAATCCTAAATCTTCTATTTTAACTTCGTTATTATCTTTATCCCAAAATTTTTCTGGTACATATTCTGGTATTACACTAACTTCTTCTACTGTTTCTGTTTGTGTTTCTTCAGTTTGTGTTTCTTCAACCATTCTTACCTCTCTTTATTCTATTTTTAATTTGTCGTATTAAGTATCTTTGACCTTCAAAGTGCCATAAATAATTACTATCCCCAGTAGGAGCTACAGTAGAATCAGTTATAATACTGTCAAGATAATCTAAAACCTTTTTACCATCTGGTTGTTCAAATACTGAAGCAAAAATTTTATCTATTTCAGCAGTATCTTTATTGTCCTTGCTGTTGTGGTTGTGCTTGATTAGGGTTTCCCAACTCATTTTGTTGCATATTAGCTTGTTGTGCTTGATTTTGCAAGTTTTTCATAACCTCTTGCTGTTCTTCTGTACTTCTAATTAATTTATCTGGTAGTCCTAGTTTCTCAGCAATATATCTAGCAACTTCATCTTGTTTAACTACCATGTTTAATATTTCTGGGCCGAAGGTTTGAGCTAAAATTTGATTAAAATTATTAACTGTAGCAACATCTTGTTGATGTTGTGCTTGGGAAAGAGGAGAAGTGGATATTACTTTAACTTCTCTATTATCTATTTGTGGTATCTTTATTCTGCCTTGTTTAGATAAAATACGAATTACTCTACGAAGTAATGGTGTTACAAATTCTGCTTGAAGTCTACCAAAAGAAGAACCAATTTGTCTTGATAGATCAGCCATTCTTTCTGCCACTTCTGTAGCTGACATTGGTGTACCTTCTGGTTTACCAAGAGATTCCATATATAAAGCTTTTTTAATATTAGCTCTCATGTCAGATAAAATTAATTGTGCTACATCAAATTTACCAGCTCCATTTAATGGCACTATACCTCGACTATTTGGAGCTACTGGAATAAGAGAACCCGGAACTAAACTTATTGTATCTGGATTAATTACACCATCATCTTCATAAGTATATATTCCACTTATATTCATCTGTGCATTTTGTAATATTAATTCTACAGTTAAGTTAGTAGTTTTAATTGCAGCCATTGCATTAAAGATTGGGCCTCTGCCATATACTTCTCCAGAACCTTTATTCCATCTAAATACAATATAAGGATTAGAGCCTATACCTTTTAATTCTTTTTCAAATATTAATTCTTTTGTATCCATACAAGCTACACAGTATTTATATTTTTCTACATTGGATTCATCATAAAGTTTGTAAACACCTTCTACCATGTTAGCTTTTTTACTTTGTTTTTCTTCAATAATTTTTAACATCTTATCTGACATTTCTGCTTTAGGATAAGCTACCATAATTTGATTATAAGCTATTTGTCTTTTTCTAAATATAGTATCTACTTTATTATCTGGGCCATTATTTAATAATACTCTAGGTAATGGTATGGCTGTAAATTTAATAGGATTTAATGAATCTCCTTCTTCAACAAGTAATACTCCAGTACCAATAGCACAATCCATAAACACTTCATGAACTTCTTGATTAAAGTTTGATCCACCTAATACTTCAAATACATATTGTGTAATAGTATCTAGCTGTTCATTAACTTCTGGTTTTAATTCATCGGGAACTTCTGATCCAGCTTCAAAACTTGCCCATCTCCCATAAGTTGGAACTATACCAGCTTGTAATCTTGATGCAAATTCTTGTATTCCTACTACTGCTGTTTCATCAAATATTTTATCTGTTCTTCTTTGCCCTACAGTTTCTTCATAAAAAGATTCTCTTGATGGCATTGTGTATTCATATGCTTCTTCATACTTATCTTTCCAATGGTCAAATAAAGTTTCTGCATCTTTATATTTTTTTAAAAAGTTAATCATCTTTGTATTATCTTGTGAATAATCAAATTCTTTTTCTTCTATAGGAATGTAAACCATTATACCCTTGCCATGTTTCCAGCGATTGTTTGTTTACTTTTTTCAAGAAATTGTTTAGTTTTGTTTCCTTGTAAAGAAGCAAATAAATGATTTCGTTTTAACTCTCTTGCTACTTGTGATGCATCTTGAACTATCACATTACTATCTGGAGCAAAATCTTCTGCTTTGTTATCTGTTTCATTGTTATTTGTTTCATTCATACCTGTGTCTCTATTAACCATACTTGCTGATGATCTGCCATTAATATTATTAAATCCTTTAAGATAATTACTATAACTATTGCGTTTTGAATTAGCATCTAACATTATACTAGAACTAAAAGGAACTCCTATAGCAGTTATTCCTAACATAAATAAATTTTGAATACTCTTTTGACTATCCCACATCTCTTTTGAAATAGGCATATTTCCAGTAATAGTTTTTCTATTTCCACTACCTAAAGCTATATCACCACCTCCATATTTCATTTTCCTACCTTGTGCTGTAAGCCAATAACTTCCAGTTTTGCTTTTTGTAGCTTCTCCAATAGATACTAAATAATCATTAGTAGCTCTATCTGCTTCTTCTCCAAACATACCCTTTCCACCTTTTTTGCTTTTCAAGGCATAAGAACCTACCATTTCTCCTGTTGGATAAAATATATCATTCTTGTATCCAATTTCTCTTTTTACAAAAGCACTTCCTTTTTTAATACCTTCTGTATTAAGTTTAAAGTTTCTTGCTTCTTTATTTTTTTTTGCAATTAATCCAGATACATCACCAGTTTTTTTTAATCTATCTATATTTTTTTGTAGATTTTCTTGTCTTTGATCGTGAGCTTGTTGATTATCATTACTTCCAGCAGTATTAGAAGTTGTAGCACTTTTACCTCCCATTATGTTTCTTCTCCATCAGTTTCATATCCTCTGCCACCAGCTCGAGTAAACATACTCCTTGAACCAATTAAACCTTTTTTTCTTCTTGATTTTTTATGCTTTCTTTTTTTTTCGTCATCTAACTTTGTTTGTTCTTCTTCTTTTCTTCTAGCTTCAATATCTAATCGTAACTGCTTATCAGATGCAGTTTCCCTATACTTTGTACTTCCAAACATTGATGACATATTGTAACTCCTTATAACTCTATTTCATGAAAACCTTTTTTTATCAACGCACAATATAGCTGATAAGGTGTAAATATCCAAAAGTTAGACATTCCTATTAATCGTTGCACATAACTAACACAGCTATGCTCTTTAATCCAAGAACCCATATATAATGGAAATTTAGGTATTTCATGTTTAATAGGCACTTCAATTATATGCCCATTCTTTTTTTGAATCAAAGCAAATATAGCATCTACTTTTTTTTCTGTTAATACTTCTACCACTAAACTTCCAAATAAATATTCTATTAAAATCCAAGTTTTTGATTCTGGTTCATATCCCATAACACCACAATGTTTAAATCCTTTTTTAAAAAATGTTGTGTGATTATGAAAATCTCTATTCTGGTAAAAATAGACTAGCCATTGATTCTGTTTTGCCATACCGATTTCTTTTTTTTATCAAAGATATTCCACCCTCTTGTTTTAACTACTGTAGACCTACTGTGTTTACCACTCGTTAATTGCTTTCCTTCTCCAGCTCCCATCAATAAATACTGCAAAGCATCATGAACATGGGAATATCTGTTTTTGTTTGGTCGTTCATCATATCTATCTCCAGCAGTTTGTAATCTTCTGTAATGATAACCACCATTAAAACCTTTTTTTAGATTGATGCATCTGTAATCTAATAAAAATCCAGACTTACCTTCTATTAGTCTACCCAATGTTGTTTCGACAGATTCAATTCTAAGAGCAACATCATTACTAGGAGCTGGTCTACTTTTTAATCCATTTTGTCGCAGTATTTGAAAAGGAGTTGTTTCGTCAGTTTGCGCCCTTTGATCTCCAGCTGGATCGCCATATATTTCTATATCTAATCCTTTATAATTTTTTGCAATCTCATGTTTAAGTAATTCGCTAAACCTTGATATACCCATATCAAAACATACAAGTTCTTGCAGTATAATCCATTTACCATTAGGATACTTTTGACCAAAGACTGCTGCTGGAGTTAATCCAAAATCAATTCCTATAAAGACTGGCATAGTTCCTATTGCCAAAGGCTCACTTGATAAGTGTACTTCTTCTGCCCAATTAGGATATACTAATTTACCTTCCTCTAGTGAACCAAGTCTATTCATTACATAGACATCTATCCACCCTTTTGTTTTACCTTTAATAATATTTTCATAATATTTAGGTGTAAGATTTTGTTGATTTTCACATATATCACTAAACTGATACCCCATTAATTGTCCTTCCTTATCTTTAGTTTCTTTCATAGCCGAAGGTTGTGTATGAAATGACCAGTTATCTGGTTTTACTAACATTAATGTTTCTTCTCTTGAGAGATGATCTGGTACTGGTACATCTCCAGCCATGATAGGCCACCAATGATCTTCTTCTGGAGCATTACTATCGGCTATTACTCCATACCATGTAGCACCTCCATCTCGCATACTAGGAAATCTTCCTACTCTCATAGTACAAGCATCTATAATAGACTTGGGAAGTTCTCTTGCTTCATTAACCCACACTCCAGTAAGCTCTAAAGACAATAACTTCTTTACATCTTCTGGTCTATCTAATGCTAGGAATATAACCTCTAACTCTATCTTACCTATATGTATTCTGTGTGTATAAGGTACTGACCAAGCAAATGAACCAAACTCATTTTCAGGAAACCAGTCTAACCAAGTCTTAATAGTAGTCGTTTTAAGCTGTGGATTAGTGTTACGAATGACAGCCCACCTCGATTTTCGTATACCTTGTGCATTTGGTTCTTGTTGTAAGGCTCTTCGAAAAACCTCGATACAACAAGCCACAGATTTCCCACTTCCTACTGGCCCTCTTAATCCTCTAAAGAAGTTATCACTTTTTAGAAACTTCTTTAATGTGTTGCCATCTGGTTTGTAATTCAGTTCCACCATTTATATCAGATTTTTGTCTAAAGCTTCTTTTAGCAATTTTTCTTTGACTGTTGGGCCAAGACTTTCTATCAATTTGTCTGCTTCCTTGTCTGTCACTAAATTTGACGGAAGGAATTTTAGATGTATTTTTTTTACTATTGCTCTCAATTTCCTTCTGTCTGCCATTGAGATCACAAATATTTTTCTGTTGTCCAGATTCACTAGTTGATCTATTTTCTCTGTATTCATTTAGAAACTCCTTGAATAAATTCCAGTCAAGATACACCATTGGTGTAGAAAAGTCCTTCTTTAATATTAATAAATCTGCTGAACCTTTCCACTTATCTAACTGGGCGAAGCCCTCACCACTTTTTCTTGCTTTGACCTCTATATTAGTTCCACCAAATAGATCATGAACTTGAACATCATGAGGGAAATCAATCAATGCTCCAGACAAAGGTTGTCGTTTTGCGTTAAACCCCTCTTTAATAAAGAGCTTAACAATTTCGTTCTCTACTCTAGTACCCTTTACTTTTGCTTTGCTTGACAACTTTTTTCCCCACCTTCTTGGCTTCTACTTTAGCTTTCTTTACACCAGCTTTAGTATAAGGGAAAGTCTTTTTTCCTACTTTAGGCATTCGCTATTCCTTTCAATTGATCTTTCATATTATAATTTTCTGCTCTTAAATGTATTCTATCATCATAAGCTTTGTCAAGCTTGTTTATAAGAACTGTATTTATTTCTTTGATATCTTTGATTTCATCTTTTAGTTCTTTTACATCAGTCATTAGAGCATCTATAGTCATTTTCATTTCCATTCTGTTATAGTTATTATGAGAGTTAATCTCAACTATAATCTATAGAAATGATAATATCAATTCACTAATAATTGCCTTGCAAGGCTGTGAGAGTAACCCTCTCATAGTTTTTATCTAAAGATAATTTACCTTACAACAAAGAAATAAATTTACAATGCACATAAGGTTGAACCTTTTTTAACCTCTATTACTTGTATACCTCGTATCAACACATTAGACTTACAGTTTTGAACCCCCACCCCCCTCGAGGAGGTGCGTGTTCAAGCGAGGCTAAACCTCGCGCAAACTAACTTAAGTCTATGTTGATCTTAAAGTCTCCGTCAATAGTATGAGACACTTTCTCTGCTACACGGAGACCTACTCTATCCAGTATATCCTTACTGGCCTCTAGTTGTACATACTCGCTTCGTGCTGAATCAGCTAGTTTAACCATCTTACTACTTGCTGTTACTGCACCTAACCCTATGGTACGAGATACACATTCCATCATGTATTTCTGTACCTTTGGTAGTCGTAGTGTACGACTTGCACTTACTCTTGCACTTTCTCTACTGACTTTCGTTGAATATCCTGCTTTTTCTGCACCTTCTACTATACTGCATCCTTCTGATACGATAGTATCAACTAATGCTCTTTGCTTATCGGTTAATTGTTCTTCTATATTGGACATGGTTCTTCTATCCGCTTCTGTTGGTTAATAGTAACCTTGTATAAATTGTTGTCAAGACAATTCGATGAGACATAATAGCACATAGCTAGATATAGTATAGGGAAGTAAATTAGAATCAATATATTGAGAAGAAATAAGAATAAAGAAGTAATAGTAAATAAATATAGTAATAAGGAAGGGGAAGAAATTAATAATATACTAATGTATTTATGATAGCAGTTAAGACATACTAGTCAACCCACAAGGGGTTCAGCATAGCTGACTTTACCCCCCCATATAATTCGCTCAGCCCTTTGGGCTTCGATATTTGAAAGGGATAAAGTGACAAGTACATCTAAACTGCCCTTGCTAGGAAATTAGTAGATAAGCTACTGATTAAGACTAATAATAAAATAAAAGGATAGTTAAATGGAAAATATAAAAGATATAGA